ATTGATTCAGCTCTCATGTTATATATTGAAGAGATGAAGAATCTTTCTCGTGAGCATGTATTCGATACAGATAATTTAGATAAATACTACAAGAAAGAAGTCTATAGTCTCTATGAGTCATCCTTTCTAACGAAAAAGAAGTGCTTAGGAATGCAGATTTTTCATGACAGAAATGTAAAAGAAAAAGATATATTATATAATCAAACTCTAGATTTCATAAAGATTTATTTTAACGAGAACGAGTCAGTCGATCCCATGATTATCTTTAACAAAGTTGTTTCTATGGTCATGAAGAAAGAAAAGATAGGAAATTCAACTGCTGATGTTATATGTAGATATTGCACAGTATCGAAAAAGGAGCAATACGAAGATTCACGAGAAATTTATATGATGACTTTCCTAGGTAAAATATTAACTTTTATCGTTCAAATAATATTCAAATACTTTAATAAGAACTCTGAAAGAGAAATGGTCGTAGAGAGTCAAGCAAAAAAGTTACATATGATCAGAGAAAGTTCACAATTGGTTATGAATTCTTCAAATAGTGAAGTTCTCTATTATAATGGTGATATGGGAAAATGGTCAGGACAAGATATTTATATGAAATTTATGTATTTAGTGACTTCTATGATGAAATTCAATGCTATGCCCAAAAAGTATGGGCAATTAGCTTTATTTTGTCTTAAGAGCATGCAGTCTATGATTGTTTTAGTCCCAAGTTCTGTCAAAAGTTATCAAATTAATTTATTGACTGATCTCGATATTCTAACTCAAAGAAGATCTATATTATTGAAACACACTTGGGGACAAGGGTTGTTTCACAATATATCTTCTTTTAGCCATCAATTAGAACAATTGTTCCGAAAGAAGCTATTTTCATTCTTTTTGAAAACTCGAATGAATTATTCTATTTCTCATTTGTCTCATCAACAACTCGTTCACTCTGATGACAAAAATGAGATAATAGCTATTCCAGTAACTTATCATAAAGATTTTATACTATTTACTTCCTATATTCCTAAGCTATTTTCTTTATTAACTTCTGAGACAAAAGATTCGTTTTCTAGATTAGATTCAGAAATGGTAGGTCAGAACAATGTACGATCCTACACTTTTGACGTCGGTCCTAAAGCCGTGATCCGATTTTTGGATAATATGGACGACAGAAGTTATCCAGATAACTATGCCTCTATACTCAGCAGTGCTTGCAATTACTATGAAAAGAGTAATGATCTTTTAGGAACTCTGGCTTTAGAGTATATCGGTCATCATATATTAAAGAAAAATTATAAGCTTCCGGATAAATCTGAACTATTACCAATACGTTCGTATGGTAGATTTTTATGTCATCCTCTCTTATATAGGAAATTCGGAAACTTTGCTGATAATGTTTATAAAGTCAATTTATTAAGAAACTCGGATGTACTTATGTATAATGTAAATTTTATACAATTTAGAAACAAGAGTGAGAAAGAATACATGACAAGAATCAAAAAGCAATATTCTATGTTAGATACACAATTGAGTGAATTCATGACTTTTGGGTCTGGAAATCAATTTGATAAAGATACTTTTCTAATGTCCACTCAATTGGACACTATTATAAATAAAATCAAATTATTCAGGCAGGTTGATAAGATTGATAAACTTTATTTCTTTAAGAGATCAAAGCAAGACAATAATATTCTCAATTTTGAAAAGAACAAAATATCAATAAAAGGAAGTGCTGCTCATTGTGCTAGCCATCTAGTGGATAAATTTATAACTAATAAAGTAGACTTCACGGTGCCTAAGCTTGATAAAATCCATTTCTTATCTGAAGAGGTGATAAGAGACGTGAAGTTTTCTGAAAATCTAGTATATCTGCCTAAAGTAGTGAACTTTAGTAACTTCTTAGACACTGGAAATAAAACGATGAAAACTTTCAGGATAATAAAGGATATTGTCAATATAACATACTCCGATTACATCCATCTGATTAAGAAAGATTACAATGCCGTTTTTAGAACTTTCAATGCCAAAGCTAATAAATCAAAGATACTAAATGACTTTAGAATAATAAACAGACAATTTGATACTCTCAAAACTATAGAAGATATCGAATCTCATAGATATTTCATAGAGTCGTTTATCAATGTATCGAGAGATGCTAATTTGTTAATATTGACTTCATCAGATAATATTAACGAATTATATTTAGAAGATAGATTTTTGACTGTTACAAGTGATATAAATGACTTCGAATTTTCTTTATCATTCATAGATTCTTTAGTTCAAAATAGATTAATGAGGAGAGAGGATGTTTCTACTGTAATATATAATATTAAGTATTGTATTAATAAATATTTTATAGATAACAATTTTAATTTGGTTTCTGAATTAAAGAAGTTAATCTCTGATTCAGGAGTAAGTTATTCATCTTTGATAGATAATGTGACTGATTTTCAGACAATGACTATAATAAGAGAGTTGAAGAAAAGAAGGACTGAATTAAATAGATTGCCTAAAGTATTTGATGTTGATAAAATCAATTTCAGATATATTAAGAGGTTTGATGCAGAAGATGAAGATAACAAATTAGGTATGACATTAGCTATATATAACAGGGAGATCGTTGACGTTTTATTCTCTAA